TTACGTTAGAGATCATTGGAGAGTTGAGTATGGTAGAACTTTAGTGCAAAAAAATATGCACGGTAATGTTATGCATCCTAAAGAAAAGTCTTGGACAAGAGGTCAAGTTGATCCTGTTGATTTACGTAATTCACCAGACTATACATTAATTTATGGTATTGATGTTAAAGAAGGATCTTGTGAATGTATTATTGAATACGACGATAACAGAAGAAAAAATAGAACGTGGCACTTACCTATAAAAGATAATCACTTTATAATGTTTCCTGCTACTAATAAATATTCTTTTTCACCTAATACTTCTAAAGGCTTAAATATAATTTTAACAATTAACTATGAATATATCTAATTACTACTGGTACTTTGAATCTGCAATACCACCACGAATATGTGATCTTATTGTTAAATATGGTAAAGCAGAAAAACAAAGAGAGATTATGGCCATCACAGGTGGCTTTGGTAGAGATAGAGATTTAAGTAAAAATCCTCTTAACAAAGAAGAAATAAAAGATTTACAAAAGAAAAGAGATTCTAATATTATTTGGATGAGTGATCCTTGGATCTATAAAGAAATACAACCTTATATACATCAAGCAAATCAAAATGCAGGTTGGAATTTTGATTGGGATCATTCTGAATCTTGTCAATTTACTATATATAAAAAAGGTCAATACTACGATTGGCACTGTGATAGTTGGGATAAACCTTATATGGAAGAAGGACCTACAAAAGGAAAGATTAGAAAATTATCTGTAACCGTAACGTTAACAGATCCAAAAGAATACAAAGGTGGAGAGTTAGAGTTTGATTTAAGGAATGAAGATCCTGATAAAAAACCTAATATGAGAACGTGTACAGAAATATTACCAAAAGGCTCTTTGGTTGTATTCCCTTCATTTGTATGGCATAGAGTTAAACCCGTAACTAAAGGAGAGAGGAATAGTCTAGTGATATGGAATCTAGGTTATCCATTTAAATAATATGAATGATATAAAACAAGGTGGTAGTAGCACATTACCAAAACCAAAAGGACACGTAGATTTTAAATCTGCGTTTTATTTTCAAACACCAGTATGGATTGCAGAAGCTCCAATGTTTTTGAAAAGTTCAATTAAACTAACAGATAAGTATTTAAAAAAAGGTGAGAAATTATTAAAAGATAAAATGAAAAATGATCCTAAATGGAAAAAAGAAATAGGAGATTTTGGTTTATCTAATCATAGTGAAAGTTTTTCGCAAGACCCTAAAGCTAAAGATTTGGTAGAGTTTATAGGTCAACGATCCTATGAGTTTTTAGATTGGCAAGGTTTTGATTTAAGAAATCACAGCTTACATTTTACAGAATTTTGGGTACAAGAATTTAGTAAGAGAGGTGGTGGTCATCACTCTACACATCAACATTGGAATCAACACGTATCAGGATTTTATTTTTTAAAGTGTAGTGAAAAAACATCTTACCCTATCTTTCACGAACCAAGACCTGGTGCAGAGATGACAAAGTTACCTTTAAAAGATCAATCACAAATTACAATGGGTACAAATCAAGTGCATTATAAACCTAATCCGGGAACAATGATTATATTTCCAGGTTATGTTCCACACGAGTTTGCAGTCGATGCTGGATTAGATCCATTTAGATTTATACATTGGAATATAAAAGTTGTTGAAACAGCAATATCAAAAGAAAAGAGTATTAAATGAGCTTTAAAAAAAATAAATATATAGTTATTAAAGAAGCAGTACCAAAAGATATAGCAGAGTTTTGTTACAATTACTTTTTACTTAAAAGAACTGTTGCAAGAACTTTATTTGATCAAAGGTATATCTCTCAATTTACATCGGAATGGGGAACGTGGACAGATGAACAAGTTCCAAATACATATTCTCATTATGCAGATATAGCTATGGAAACTTTATTGATGAGAACTTTACCTGTTATGGAAAAGAAAACAGGACTTAAATTAAATCCAACTTATTCATATGCAAGAATATATAAACCTGGTGATATATTAAAAAGACACAAAGATAGATTTAGCTGTGAAATATCTACAACATTAAATCTTGGTGGTGATCCTTGGCCTATACATTTAGAACCTAAAAAAAATGTAGGTATACCAAATGGTAAAAAATTAACAGCCTCTAGTAATAATAAAGGTATTACAGTAAATTTAAAACCTGGTGATATGCTTGTTTACAGAGGCATGGAATTAGAACACTGGAGAGAAGAGTTTCAAGGCGATAATTGTGCCCAAGTATTTCTACACTATAACGACCAAAAATCCAAAGATGCTGCTCAAAATGTAAATGATCGAAGACCGCATTTAGGACTTCCAAGTTGGTTCAAAAAGTAATATAATCTTTAAATGGGGGCTGTACTCCACCATACCTACAGCCTCCTTTTAAGGATTATTTATGAGTTTAGGATTTGACGCAATATCAACATTACCGTTCGCTACATCAGGACCAGATTCTGATGTACTAGTATCAACTACTGGTAACGCATTAAATATTTCAATTGGTAGTGTAGGTGTTATAGCGGATTCCGTTGTTCAAGATCCAGATCCAAATAGAGTAACATTAGGTCTTGGAACTTTAACCATTACAGGAGATGCTAATCTTACCGTTACAGGTAATCCTACATCGCTAGGTTTAGGCGCATTTACAGTAACGGCAGATGCTAATGTTTCACCTACAGGAAACGCATTGACGTTAGCAACTGGAAATGTTACAGTAACAGGAACTGCTTTAGTAAATCCAACTGGAGCTGGTTTGACATTAAGTACTAACGACGTAGGTGTAATTACGTGGAATGAAATTATACCAGGAGCAAATATGGTTTGGACACCAATAGATCCAAGTTAAAATTATGGCATCAACATACTCATCAGATCTTAAATTAGAAATAGTAGCAACCGGTGAAAAAGCTGGTCTTTGGGGTACTATAACAAATACAAATTTACAAATATTAGAACAAAGCGCTAGTGGCTATTTAGATATTGATATGGCTGGAGCTAGTGTAACTTTAGATTTAACAGATGGTGCAACATCAAACGGTAAAAATATTTATTTAAAACTATCTGGAACTTTAGGTGGTGATAGAACTTTAACAATGCCAGCTGGTTCTGAAAGAGTTTGGATTATAAGTGATGAAACAGTTAGAGGAACATCAAATAGAACTTTAAGTGTTTTAACAGCAAGTGGTACATCTCAACCTGTACCTCCAGGAGCAACTTTACTTTGTGTTTCTGATGGTACAAACACAACAACAAAAATTATTGAAAAAGGTTATGCAACTATAACTGATTCTAATTCTCCTTATACAACAGTTGCAGGAGCACAGATTTTTGCAAATACAACAACTAATCCAATTACAATAACTTTACCTGCTTCTCCAGCTGTAGGCGATGAAGTTAGTATTATAGATACAAGAGGAACTTTTGGATCTAATAATTTAATAGTAGATAGAAATGGTCAACCTATTAATACAGGTACTAGTAATCTTACATTAACTACAAACGGTCAATCTATTACTTTAGTTTATGTAGACTCTACTAGAGGTTGGGCTTATAAAACAAACACAGCATAGGAGCTAAAATATGGCTCTTCAACAAATTAAATTTGCGCCAGGAATTGACAAACAGGATACTACTGTTGGTGCGGTAGGTCGTTGGGTTGATTCAGATAATGTTAGATTTAGATATGGATTACCAGAAAAAGTTGGTGGTTGGCAGTCTTTACTTGAAGATACTATTGTAGGTGTAGTTAGAAAACAATTTGCTTTTGTAGATTTAGAAGGCAATAGATATGTAGCATTAGGTACAGATAAATTTTTATTAGTTTATTTTGAAGGACAACTTTTTGACATCACACCTTTAAAAACTGATATTACTGGTGCAACGATTGCAACAGTAGACACTTCAGCAACTTGCACTATTACAACTTCATCAGCACATGGAATAAATGTAGGTAATATAGTTTTATTTGATAGTGTAACTTTACCAGGCGGTACAGGTTATGCAGCATCAGATTTTGAAGATAAGAAGTTTCAAGTTATTAGCGTTCCAACTCCAACAACTTTTACAATTACACAAAGTTCAAACGCAACAGGAACTGTTGCAACAGGTGGTAGTATTACTTTAAAACCTTACGAGCCCGTTGGTCCAGCAGAACAATCTTATGGTTATGGTTTTGGTATTGGTAACTATGGTGGAACAATTACCGGTGTTGTACAAACAGAATTAAATGGATCACTAAACGCAGATACTGCTGGTACAGGTGGATCGGGGACCGCTGTTACTGTAGATTCAACTACTGATTTTCCAGCTGCCGGTACAATTGCAATAGCCAATGAATTAATTACCTATACATCAAAAAATTCTACACAATTTTTAGGTATCACTAGAGGCACAAATGGAACAGCAACTCCTGGCACATCAAATGGTCAAGCTCACAGTACCAACACTGTTGTTCAAAATGCAACTAATTTTACAGGATTTGGTAGTGCCGTTGAAGCATCAACGGTTACATTAGAACCAGGCCTTTGGTCACTTAATTCTTTTGGACAAGTTCTTGTAGCAACAATATTAAATGGTAAAACATTTACTTGGAATGCAGGGATCGCGGCTAGATTTACAACAAGAGCATCAACAACTACAACTACTTTTTTAACTACAAATAATCCAACTGCAACACGAACAACTTTAATTTCACCAACAACAAGACACTTAATTCATTTTGGAACTGAAATAACTATCGGAGATCCAAGTACACAAGATGATATGTTTATTAGATTTTCTGCTGATGAAAGTATTAATGAGTATACCATAGAAGCCGTTAACACAGCAGGTTCACAAAGATTACAAGATGGTACAAAAATTGTAGGAGCTTTAGTTGCAAAAGAAAATATTCTAGTATGGACTGACAATGCATTATACACAATGAAATTTGTAGGTGCACCTTTTACATTTGGCTTTGAACAAGTTGGTACTAACTGTGGATTAATAGGACAGAACGCTGCAATTGAAATTGATGGTGTTGCGTATTGGATGGGTAATAATGGTTTCTTCTCGTTTGATGGTACAGTTAATACTTTACCTTGTTCTGTTGAAGATTATGTATTTGATGATATTGATACAACTAAAGGTCAACAAATTAATGCAGGTATTAATAATTTATTTACAGAAGTTGTTTGGTGGTATCCTACAACAGGATCTGATTTTAATGATAGATATGTAGTTTACAACTACGGTCAAACAACTCAACCCGTTCCTATGGGTAATTGGTACACAGGTACAAATACAAATTCAATTAGAACAGCTTGGATTGATTCATTAGTTTATCCAAGACCATATGCTACAGCTTTTAATAATTCTAATACTGGAACTTTCCCTACAATCATAGGTGAAACAGGATTAGGTCAAAGCGTATTGTTTGAACATGAAGTAGGAACAGATCAAATTAATCCAAATGGAAGTACAACAGTGTTAACTTCTTTTGCACAATCTTATGACTTTGCTTTACAGACCGATCAAGGTATTGGAGAATACTTTTTAGCTATGAGAAGATTTTTACCTAACTTTAAAAATTTAGTAGGAGATGCACAAATTACTATTTCAGTAGCTGATTATCCTGCAGATCCTAATACAAATACAGCTTTAAGCCCCTTTACAATTACTGCAAGTACGACTAAAGTAGATACACGAGCTCGTGGTAGATATGCTGCGCTTAAAATTGAAAATACAGGATCAGGACAATCTTGGAGATTTGGTACATTCCAAGCTGATCTACAACCAGATGGAAGAAGATAATGACTAAAGTAGTAGTAAGATTACCTGAACCTAAAAAAGAATATAGTGAGGACAACCAAAGACAAATTAACAGAGCGTTAACTACAATTATTGAACAGTTAAACTCTACATATTTAACACAATTAAAAGAAGACTCTGAAAGATACACTTTTTTTGGATTAGGATAAATGGCAAATATATATAAAAATGATAAAGTAAGTTTAACTAATACAGATCTTACAACTTTATACACGGTACCCTCTAACTCTAGAGCTATTGTTAAATCTATAAACGTGGCAGAGGATGCTGCAAGTACAGCAGTTGTAAAAGTAACTTTAACTAATGCATCAGGCACAGCTTTTGTAATTGACAATGATGTTAATTTAACTGCTGGTTTAAAAGAACAAGTGTTAACAGAACCTTTGATTATGGAAGAAAATGAAATACTAAAAGTGCAAGCGGCTAGCGGAGCGGTGGACGTGGTTGCATCAATATTAGAAATAAATAGAGAGGACAGATAATGTCATTTGTAGAGACAGAAGCTTCAGTTAGATATGAGATAATTAATGGTAAAAAGGTACCTGTCATTACACCTAAATGTGAAATTACTTTAACTAACATGGAAACAGGTCAAGAGTATATGTCCGATGCAGAAGCATTAGCAGATGTACAAAATACAGATACAGCTACTAAAGCAGAACACATAAGAAGAGACGTTAAATTAACCGTAGAAGAGATAAATTTAGGAGCAGGTAGTAATATATTCTAGATTGACTAGAGGTAAAAAAACAAGTAAAATGGAAGATACTGGCTTAAATCAAGAGTGGCCATCTTGCATTTCACTTATATAACAAAATAAAAATTATGGGATTTTTTAAAAAAGTATTCAGACCAATTCGTAAAGTAGCAAAGAAAATTATACCTAAAGAGATTAGGCCAGCGTTACCTTTTCTTGCATCCGCAGCTTTTGGTCCGGCAGGTATGTTTGCTAATGTAGGAACTAACTATGTTGCAAACGCAGCATTAAGACAAGCATTAGCAGCCGGTATAACATCTGCCGCAACAGATGAAGATGGTAATCCTTTAAGAGCAGCAGGTTTAGCTGCAGCTCCAGCTTTATTATCTCAAGGTGTAGGAGCTTTAGGACAAGGCACAGGAAGTATAGCTGACTTTGTAAATAAAACTAAAACTATTAGAGATGGTGATAAAATTATGCAAACAAAATCTTTAGTTGAAAAAGCACGAGCTTTAGCAGAACCATCTGGTGCTATAAATACAGCAAAAGTAGTAGGCGGACAAACAGCGGTAGATCAATCTGCAAAGTTTGCAGAAATTAGACAAGATGAAATAGATGAGTACAATAGAAATTTATTAGAACAAGGTGTAGCTAGTAAAGTAGATAGAAGAAAAGCAATTTTTGGTATCTATCAAAATGCTGGTTATGAAGAAGATTATATTAATACAATGTTAGATACATATGGTTACGCAGATGGTGGTATTACTACTCTTAAAAGAGGTTTAGTTGATCAAGCAGGAAGTTATGCTGGATTTGATATAGGTAAAGCTGAATCTTTAGCTAGTGCAAGATCAATAGATGATATTCTTCCAAAGAGAAAACCTATTAGTGATATTGAAGTAAGTGAGGATGATGATGTTACTATAGATGAAAACGGAAAAATTAAAGTAAAAAGAAAACCAAGCAAATCAGATATGGCTAGTGGTTTAGCAAGTGCAATGAATGCAGTTCAAACTGCATATGGTAGAAGTTTTGGAGAAATGGAACCTGTACCTATGATGAGATTTGCTAGAGGTGGTGAAGTAGAAGTAGAAGAACAAACAGAAGATTTAGGTATTATGGATTTAATGAGAGATCAAGGCGTTGAGTATGGAGAGCAAGTATCTAACGCTCAAAACGATGAACTTTTAGAAAAACTTTTTGAAGAGTTTTTAGATTTAGGTTTCTCACCAGAAGATGCAGCTAAAAAAGCAAGAGAAGCTTTTGATGATATGAGTCAAGGACAAGGTATAAAAGGAACACAAGTAGCATCAGGATACAAAGATGATATAGAAGAAATGTATGAGCAATATGTTTTTGAAATGGAAGAACAAGGATTACAACCGATGGATTTTGCATCTTATTTAAGACAGGCTCAATCAGGTATGGCTAGTGGTGGTAGAGTAAATTATGCAGGTGGTGGTGCAAGTTATAATTCTAGTTCAAGATATTCTTTTTTAATAGACAAATATAATAAAGGTATACCTCTTTCTCCATCTGAAGCAGATGAACTTGAAATGTTAGAAATGACATATGCTGATCAGAGTCGAAATTTAGATATGGCTGATGGTGGTATAATGAATAAAAATTTATTGAATACTGGTGTAGATAAAGATATGAGAGGTGGAGGTTTTATACCTGAAGGAACAAAAGAAAAAGCAGATGATGTTCCTGCAAGATTATCAAAGAACGAATTTGTAATGACAGCCGATGCAGTTAGAGCTGCAGGTGGTGGTAGTGTTAACGAAGGAGCAAAACGTATGTACGAAACAATGCACAAACTGGAGGCAAAAGTATAATGGCTGAAACAATAACAAGACAACTCCGTGAACCATTTGTAGAAGCAGCTGGTTTAGGTATAACTAACAAAGGTTTAGAACTTCTTAAAACACCTATTCCTACATCTACATATACAGGTAGACAATTTGTACAAGGTCAATCAGCATTAGAACAACAAGCAGCTACAGCTGCATCAGGTTTAGATGCTTTAGTAGGACCACAAGCCTATAAAGATTACATGTCACCTTACCAGCAAGAAGTTATTGATACTTCACTTGCAGCTATGGATAGAGAACAACAAAAAGGTTTAGCTAGTTTAAGACAAAGAGCAGCGCAAGCTGGTGCTTTTGGTGGTGGTAGAGAAGCAGCATCAATTGGAGAATACCAAGCAACAGGTGATATTGCTAGAGCAGCACAAGAAGCAAATTTAAGACAATCAGGATTTCAACAGGCACAAGCAGCTGCAGCACAAGATTTAGTTGCAAGACAAGGTTTAGGTACGTATCAATCTCAAATGGGTGGTCAACAAAGACAATTAGATCAAGCAAGATTAGCAGCGGACCAAGAAGCAGCTAGAGAAACAGCGTTTGCAGATTACACACAATTAGGATTAGTCGGTCCACAATTAGCATCAGTTATCGGTGGTTTCCCGGCAGCAACACAAGTTCAATCAACACCTCCACCAAGTGCTACACAACAATTGTTAGGACTAGGTATTGGTGCAGCTGGATTAATGGGAGCAATTAGAGGATAATGAGTAGAATTTTAAGAAGACCAATGTTTAGAGGTGGACGAGTTTCTAGTTATGGAACGGGGATCGCTTCAGGTTTAGCTGATGGTGGTAGAGTTGGTTATGCTGATGGTGATATCGTAGATATTTACGAATCAGTAAAAGAGAGAATACCTGAAAGAAATACACAAGGTTTATCTAGAGGTGACTACTTAAGAATAGCTAGTGCTGGTTTAGATATATTAGGAGCACCAGGAGAAACAGGTGGTATTTTAGGAGGCACTTTATCTGCAGCTTCAAAACCTTTATCTAAATTAGGAGTTGATCTTGGAACATCAATGGATGCTAGACAAGAATCTGAATTAGATAGAAGAGAAGAATTAGCAAGAACTTTAACAGGTGCTGAAGTAGAGTATAAAGTAGGTATGGAAAAAGCTAAAGGTGAAACAGGTAGAAGACAAATCCTTTTAGAATCAATAACAGAAACTAAAAGAGAAAATGTTAGAAACGATACAACTTTAAAACCAGAAGAAAAAACAAAAAAATTAAATGAAATTCAAGCAAAATATGATAGTGATTTAGAGTTTTATGTTTTCCAAGGTGGAGATGTATCAGATTACTTCAAACTTGGTTCAAACACAGAACTAATTAAAGTAGCCTCTAGAGCAGCTAAAAAAGCAATTAAAGGAGCAATAGGTAGTGATGGCAAACCGATTACTCCAGACCATCCTGAATATAATTCTACATTAAGTACACTACAAGCACAGTATTTAGCTACACTAACAAAAGAATTTGCAAAACAATTTGCTGAAGGTGGGG